ATGAAGGGATTGTCCGAACATCTCCGCATCCAGACGTCATCCGGCATTCCGTGGCTCCACCGCAGGATATGCTTCACGCTTAAGGGCATCAACGCGTTCAACACGCTTTCGGCCGGCGATACCCCCCACCCAGAAATTCGTCCCAATCGCGGACACCACCAACGGAATCGAGCGCCTCTGGTTCAACGAACAGATCAACGCCATGTCTGTCACCCTCGGGGACCAATGGGGAATCCTCTTCAAAGGTGCGAACGGAAGGGATTGGAACAACCTTATTCTCGCTCCCGTCGACACCTCTCGCGTCAGCCTAAAGTTCGACAAAACCTACACCATTTCCTCCGGAAACACTAACGGAGTTTTCCGCGAACGCAAGCTCTGGCATCCTATGAACAAGAACCTCGTGTACGACGACGACGAGAGTGCCGATGCCGTCATTCCGTCTAACTACAGCGTGGATTCAAAGGCCGGCATGGGAGACTATTACATAGTTGACATCATTCAACCCGGCACAGGCGCGACAACAAATGACTACTGTGTAGTGAGCGCAAACTCTACTCTGTATTGGCATGAGAAGTAAACAATGGCCCCCATAGTTCTACGAATATACAATTTGCATCCATCCAAGCCCAATCAATGGGATCCTCCTTCGTGCTCGTGATCATCCTCGGGTCTCTGTTGCAGAGCCAAATGCAGGGTCTACCCCAATTGATAATCTCTGCGTCATGGTGAAACTTTCTAACCGAGATGTCCCACTGAGCTCCCAACCAATCCTTATAAGCGGGGAACATCGGTAACCCGCCTTTCCAATCATCAAAAATAGCATACTGGGCGTCCGCTAGTGAGTCCAGAACCATTTTACCACTCATCTGGGAACCAAAGTATATGTGCGGTCCGAGTGACCGTGCCCATTCAGTTTTCCCAGAAAGACTAGCTCCATAGAGAACTAGCGACTTGCGTCTATGAGTCACATACATTAGCTTCAAGCCCAGAGCGGAACAGGGAGGGGTAGGGGCCCCCCCGAATGTGGGAGCGGTAAATTCACCCGCTAGGGCCTAGGATAGATCCTTTAAGCCCGGCGCAGCCGATCAGCACTCACCTCTGTCTAGCTGCTCCAATCCCCAGATCAGCCTGATTGAGCCATTCTGCCATTCCCGGAGCTCCTGACGTGTCAAACTCAAAGCCTGCGGGTGTACAGTACGGTTCAGGTCGTTTAGCAAATTTCCATGCTGCATAGGCTCGGAAATTGGTGAATCCTCGTATGAAATCTCGTGGAGCCAGTTGATCGCAAAAGTGCAGAAACTCTTCAGCAGATTGTTGATTTGTCGCTGAATCCCAGAACGAATCAGGATCCCAATCTGAGTCTCCGCCCGGTCGTGATAGCCCGCCTGCGACAATATCTCCATCCTTGCAGACGTAGTCGAAAGCCTTGCCCGGAGTTCTCCCAATTGGTTGGATGTTAGGGTGCTTGCCTCCCACATCGAAAACATCAACCTTTCGTGACGAAAAGAGCCGTCCGAAATCTGCGAATACATGGAAATGAATTCCTCCATCTTTGTGAAGCTCTCTTGAGATGATGCACTCAGCTCCCAAGTTCGCAAACAAGTCCAGCACCGACCAATAATCAAAATCGTCTCCGGCTTGGGAATAGGTGATGAGGACATAGCGTCGGTTCTTGAGGTGGAAAGCACGTGACATCCGAATCCGGAAGGTCCCTTGAAATAATATTATACAAGGGACCAAAGGGACAAGGGACCACCTTGGCCTATATAAACCCTCTCCCCTCTCCCCGCTTTGCGCGATTTATGCCTCCAAAAATCCCTCAACTCCGCCGCGAAAATGCCTCGTTACGTCACCCGCGGGAGGAAGACCCGCCAAGCACGCTACAAGAAGCGGGCACCAACCAGAAAATACCGCAGACCCACACGACCTTCGTATCGGCGAAGAAAGTCTGGTGGGATGAGCAAACGTCAGGTGCTCAACACGACAAGCAGGAAGAAGAGAAACGGCATGCTGTCATGGAGTAACACGAACAATACTGCGACCAGTCAAAGTGTCGGCCTAGGCGACGCGTACGTCAATAGTGGCGGTGGCTTTTTTGTCTGGTGTGCAACAGGCCAGACTCTGGACACCAATTCAGTTATCCCGAATCAGGCGAGCCGTACGGCCACCACCTGCTACATGAAGGGATTGTCCGAACATCTCCGCATCCAGACGTCATCCGGCATTCCGTGGCTCCACCGCAGGATATGCTTCACGCTTAAGGGCATCAACGCGTTCAACACGCTTTCGGCCGGCGATACCCCCC